TTAATCATTCGTGTTAGCTTTTTCATGATTAAATACACCTACTTCTATTACTTCCTTCTTACTATAGTTAGGTCTTTTTGTATTTATATATTTATTAGAAATTTGAAGAGAAACATTCAAATCATGAGGAATATTCTTTTTCTTTTTTAGTACTTCAGAAAAATCAATCATCTCGTCTATTGTATTATCTTTAGTAAAATTATCTTTAGTACTAAATAAAGTTGTAACAACATATGGACGTGATTTATCTTTAAGTTGTTTTTTTGAGTTTCTCATACCGTCCCTAAAAGACTTATCATCCTCTTTGATTAAGGGTTGAAAATACCTTTTATATTCATCTAAAGTATATGGAATTGCAGTCAAATAATAATACTCATTTCTAAAACCACTATTCTGCGTTTTCATAATTGCATTTTCAGTATAACCAGTATATTTATATTTACTTTTATATTCTTTTAAAACTTCTGTTAAATTATCCAACTCTTCCTTATGTGCTCGATATTCAAAACCACTCAACACTGTACCAACTAAAGTACTCATATCATCGCCTTTATCCTCACTTCTTAATGAGCTATCACTCTCAATTATTGATTTGTCAAATGGAATACTTGCATTAAATACGATGTCGTGGTCATCACAATGCACGAATACTTCTACACCGTCGCCACTACCTACAACATTTGTAGCTTTAACTTTTAGTCCAAAGTTATCCATAAAAAATTGTTCGCCACGTTTAGCAATTTTATCTTTATGCTTCTTCGAAAATTCAATCGCATCTTTTTCTGCAGGTGGTTGGAAGCCTTGTCCTACATATTTTGAAGCTTCCATTTCTTCTGGCACTGATTTTGTTTCATTGTTGGATTCGTTATTGGTAGTTGAACATCCTGATAGTAGTATCGTTGCTATTAAGATTAGTTTTGTTCTTTTAAACATAGCTCATCACCCATTTATGTGTTTGTAAAACTTTTATGTTAAAAAAACTACTTATTCTCAAAGAAAACAAGTAGCATTTAATAAATTACTTAGTATACAGCTAGTTTTTCTAATTGTTCTTTAACTTGAATTAAGTTTGACCGTATTAGAGAGGCAGATTGATCCATCGTTTGAATTGCTTGTCCTTCATTTTCGTTCAAGCCATTACAAACAACTTCAAACTGTTGTGCCATTTGATCAAGACGTGCATGAGCTTGTGTGTTTAAAATAAACATATCATCATAATGTGATGGTAAAGCGGTCATTCTCTAACGTACACGAGCGTCCAAAAACACTGTTGTATCAATGTTTTTGTCATTTTTAACCTTTTAGATTTTCCACAAGCGTTTGCCCTTTTTCAAATAATCTGCCCTTTTTTCGCCCCGAAAAAACGCAAAAAATAACCACAATCCTAAATTAATAGGATCTGTGGTTTTGTTGGTTGTAGGGGATTAAAAATAACGCATCAGTTAAGATGCGATTAAAATAAACCAGTTGCAAATGCATCAAAGATAGATTTAATCTCATTAAAAAGTCGATTGTTCGTTTCGTTTAAATCACTAATGTAATTTCTGTGAACATTCTTGCTATATACAGTACTAACCTTATGACACCTAACAAATGATGGAACGTTATTCAAATTTAACAAATTACAAGTCTCATCGTTTACTTCAAAATCATATATAGAATGTCTTTTGCTTTCATCACTTATTTTCGAAATAGGCAAATAAGTGAAATCACAAGGGAATTGATTCTTTTCGCAACCTATTATTAAACCAGGCCTAGATTTAAAAGCAACTTTTGCGCTTTTCACATCATAATAAGGTAATCTTATTTTAACGATTTTACCTATATAGTCATGAGGGGATCTAGTGTGCACTAATAAATTCCTCCTCATCTAAATCTTCAAATTCATCTATATACATATCGTAACTATAATCATATAATCTTATTTTGTTTGCATCTTCTTTGATATCCTCAATTGTGAGATTTCTATACCCTCGTTCATTAGCACTTAAGCCTTTACGGCTATTAAGCCACGAAATTTCTTCGTGTGATTTCTCTCTAAGAGCCCATGTTGCATATTTACCATATTGATAAATAGCATTCTCGATTATAAATTCTTCAGTATCATTAACTTTATTTCTAGAAGTATTGTCTTCCACAAAGTAATCAAATAACCCTCTTAAGGACGGTAAAACTGGACCATGTACCCAACCTTCAAATTGTTCATCGATTATAGCGTTCCCTGTTAAAGCAATAGAAGTTTTCTGGATATAGTACATTAATTTATGCACTTTCATCTCGTCTCCCACTATGCTGTTTCCGGTAATTTCTTGATATTTTGTAATCAAGTTTTGAGCTATAACGTATGTGTTATTAGGTTGCCATTCCATACTAACCACTCCTTTCATTTTTTATAAAATAACCTTTACTTTATTCTTAAAATTTTGTAAGTCTTCCATTGTTTTTAAACGTTGAGCAAAAACATTAGATCTATTGAATTGAGCATCTTCACTTTTATTCATGGCATTCACTAATTTTTCAGCTGCTTTGTTATTAAATTTATAATCTGTAGTAAAACTTTTTGTAGCCATACTACTCACTTCCTCATTTTCATCATTTGTCTATCGGGTATACCTTGTCTACCTGTTTAAAATGTATCATGAAAGTATATTTCCGACAACAGATTTGCCAAATTTCTTTAGTATCTCTGTTTTTACTCTTAAAATGTTTTGTTCCTAATAACATAAAAAAAACAACCACCCATACATTGAGTGGTGTAGCGACTGTAATATTTCTATGTTGTTGAGATATATGTATCGAGTGACGGGCAAAAAGGGCATCAATTGCCGGGATAAGTATTAAGTTACCAGGTCACTTAACAGGCTATATAGTTCACTCCTACTATATACCTATGTAAGTATAACATAAAATATTCCCGCGAAACTACGGGAACATACATCTTATACTACGGGGGAGTAGTACGGCTTTATGCTTGAGTTATATAAGCTGTAAACCACTCAGTGACATGCATAAGTGGTTTCTAATTATAATTATTATAAATTTATTTGTAATTACATGTCGTATTAATCTATCATATATCTGAAGTTTATTCAACCCTTTAAACATCATCTGTATAATCGACTTTTACATAACTAATGTCTAAATATTCATTAAAAAACACCCAGTGACATGCTTGAGTGAACAAGGATAAATGTATACAGCTTATGCATGTGACGTTATAATAACAAAAAACTAGCCCGAAGGCTAGTTACAATATACAATCTAAAGAGACGTCCCTTGAAAACGTCTAAAATGATTATAACATAAAAAATAGGCAAGCACCGAAGTACCTGCCTACTACTCACGATTTCAACTTGAGAGAGAAATGTTGAATAAAGTATATAGAAATAATACCACAATTATTTTTTAATGCAAATAAAAAGGCGAATGCATATAATGCACCCGCCTAGAAAAGGCTCACCACAATTTTATATTAACTGATTTCTCCCCATAAGTCACCTAATATCTGATTAGGTGGGGCAGAACCATTCCATGTTCTAATAGGCAAGTAATAACGTTGCCCCTCCCAATTATATCCTACCCACACATGGCCATTTTGTAACATCACTTCTGTATAATCACAATATCCACCAGGTTGGAACTGATAACCCACTGGACAAGATAAGAATGGCCCCACTTTTCTTACTGTGATTGGTTGATTGCCGTTTGTGAATCTAGCACTTTCTTCCATGTAGTAAGTGCCATATTTATTACGTTTCCATGCACTTGCAACTGGTTTAACTGTATTACTTGAAGCGCTTGACTCGTTTGAGACAGTGGCAACCGGTATTTTACCATCCATGTATGCTCTAATTTGCTTGATAAAGTAGTCTTTAAGTTGTAGCCGTTTATCTTCTGGCAATAGACCGCGAGTTATTGGGTCAAAACCAGTGTGCAATACTGAGCTTCTGTGCGGGCATGATGTTGAAATGAATTCGTTGTGCAATCGGATTGTGTTTCTGTTTGCTGGTAACCCCCATTTTTTCAACAATCTAGCGCACTCTTGGAAAGTTGCCTGTTCATTTTTTAAGAACGTCGCGTTATCTGCACCCATTGATTGACACACTTCAATACCGTAATAATATTTATTACCAACTTGATTAGCGGTATGCCAACCTACTTGTGATTCATCTAAGGCTTGCCACACTGTGTTACCTGATACATAACTATGCGCAATACCTGCTTCTAATCTCGATAAAGGTGCGTTAACTAATCCGTTTCGATACGCTTCTGCTGTTGCCCCTTTGCTTCCTGCGTCATTATGAATGACAATACCTTTAGGATTACCACCACGTTTAGGCAGGTCGTAACCTTTAACTACATCTTTGATGATTTTAAGTTCTACCGCTTTAGGTTGTGGCTTAGCTGTTTCCTTTTTAGGTGCTTGTGTAGGAGATTGAACTGATCGTGGCGATATTTCGCTTTTGAAGTTCGGGCGGATAAACCACATAGGGAAATCGTAAGCATGTTGTCGTCTTGTAACTTTTTCCCAACCCCAGCCGGGTTGTTCGATTCCGTCAGTCCATCCACCGCCGAGCCAATTCTGCTCATATACAATGATATAATCTAAAGTTGCTTCGATAACCCATGCAACGTGACCATATCCAGCACCGTAGTTGCTACCGAATACAACCATGTCGCCAGGTTGTGCTAAGAAGTCTGGTGTGTTTTGGTATACAGTAGCTAGTCCGTTAAAATTATTAGCACTTGGGATGTCTTTGGCACCTACACCTTTTAAGTTGTAGCCAAATAAGACTTGCCAACCTGCATTGGCATAGTCAAAGCATTGAAATCCATACCAAAGGTCGATATTAAATTGTTTTCCCTCAGATGTTTTCAACCACTCTATAAACTCTTTTTTAGTCAATTTTGCTTGCATTGTCGCCACCTCCATAATGATATTCGTTTACGTCAAAGCCAACATCGTTAGAGGCGTCTGTAAACGGCTGTGATGTATCATATTCTTTTGGGGCTTTCGTGCTTAATTCGGGCGTTAAGCTAGCATCTTGTGAAGTTTTCCAAGTGACTTGTTGTTCTTCTTTGCTACTATCTCTAGGCGCTTGATAAGTCTGTGCTATAGATGAATCGGCAACACCTTTTGACGTTGGGTCAGTAATAACGCCAATACCTGTAAGTAGCGTGAGGATAGCGCCTATAATCGCGCTAGCTTGATTTAATTGATTTGATAAATCGAATCCGAATAAATCTGTGATTTGCTTGATAAATAGCAATAATGCCCCAATCAATCCCGTTAATACCGCTTTATTTTTAAATCTCAATTTCCAGTTAATATCCATTTATTTGCTCCTTTTATCCAAAATAAAAAGCCAGTGCCGAAGCACTGACCTTTAATCGTTATTTGCATTTACCGAACCAAAAACAAGCCCAAAAACTATAACCTAAAATCCCTTTAAGCATGGTAATCACCTCCTTTAAATACCGAATACTGTTTTTAAAATTGCTATAACAAACGTACTTAGTATCGTCCCTATTAATCCAAGAATCCACATCTTAATGTCTCTAATGTTTTTGGCATTTTTTTCCTTATTTTTTTCATCTTCTTCTTTGTCGCGCTTTAATTCTTCAAAATTTCTATCTAATTTGTCATAAATCTTTTCTTGCGCTCTCAGACTATCTTCTATTCTGTCGAATTTTTCAAACATAGTCTTATCATTTTCTTCTAAACGCGTTAAACGCCAATCTTGTTCATGTCGTTTGGTAAATCCAAACATTCTGCCACCCACTTTATTCAAATTAAAAAGCCATAGACTCTTGGCCTATGACACTAGATTTTCTGGATACTTTTCTCCTGTAATAATTGCGTATTCCTCTTTATCTATAACTTCCATGTCTACATACCACGCTATATCTTCTTTAGTATATTCTTTCAATTGATACCATGTTTTAATATCTTCGAAAGTTGGTGAAATCAATTTAAGCATTTTCCGTCTCTCCTTTAATCTCTTCTAATTTTTTATTGAATGCTACAATCTGTTTTGCCATCAAAGCGTTTTGTTTATTAACTTGCATCAATAACTTTGTACTTTGAACAACTTGCTTCTGCATACTAGCAACCATTTTTCGTAATATGTCATCAGAAGCACCTGTACTATTCTCTTCATTATCAATCTGTTGATGTGAGTCATCCTTTTCCTCTGTATAATCTTCATTAAAAATTATTTTTCCATCTGAATATTTAAATACTTTAGGTCTAAAAACTTGAGAGAAGTTTTCTGGAAGACTTTCTATATCAATACCTTCTTCAAAACCACCAATAACAGCGTATGAAATAATCTCATTGCGTTTGTTAACTAATATTTGCATTATCTTCTCACTCCTATAATTTTGTTAATTGTCCCTCTATTTGCGTTCGCACCAGAGCCTCTTTGACTTCCTAAGTCGAAATAGACATCGTTTGATATAGTTAAAGATGTACGACTAGATTTAGTTAATCCAAACTCATAAACACCTCCGCCGTTTCCATCACCATCTGGAAGATTTGAGGGATTCAATGAAATCTTTCCTCCTCCAAAAGGGCTGCCAAACTCTGTAAAGTCACCACCTGGAAAAGTCCCATAAAAAATTAATAAAATAAATTGGTCTAAACTCTCATTTAAGTACAATGTAGAGCCCACACCATTTGCTGTTCCATCAAAAATAACCGAATACCTTTTATTAAACTTGTCATCTGCGTATAATTTAGCGTTACTTTCGGCCATATTAGCTTTTGATTGAGCACTTTGAACAGTTTCAAAAGGTGTATTGTAATCATTAATAGCTAATTCTGACCACTCAGACCATGAACCCGCTTCTTTTCTTTTAACAAACACTTTATTTGTACCGTTCGGTCGATAAGTCATACGCTTGTAGTCTGAAGTTACTACTAAATATTCGACAGTACCGTTAGTACTAACACCTCTTGGATAATTTATAGCTTGCGAAACATAAATAAATTGGGTTGAATCACCTATTCTTTGTTCTGGATTATTAAAATCAAATCCAGTAATCTGCATTATCTTACCATCATCTTTAGTAATCTTAGCTTTTTGCCAATTTGAAGTAGAACCACTTGTGACTAAACCACCACTATTCACTGACTGCTTGAAGGCTTCATGTTTCTCATCCATATATCGCTTTTGCTCATCGAATGTTCTTGAATATGCTTGCGCTTTATTTTCCAAATCAGATATACGGCTATTAGCAAGTTGCTTTAATTCATCAATACTTGAAGATTTTGCTATTTGAATATCTGATAGACCTTTTTCTTTAGCTTTTTCAATCAGACTCGCATAATCCTCACCATTTTTTATAGCCTCGTCCATTGCTTTCGCGCGATCCATAATAGTTTTTTCTAATTCTTGAAACTCAACAATATAGTGTAGTTTTGTTTCAGAGGGAATCTTGCTAAACAAACTTTTTTCAACGTTAAATGTGATAGTTCTCTCTACAACTACCACGTCTGAATTACCTAATTCTGCAACCGAAACTTGAGCTTGATAACTTCCATCTCTTTTAATTACATCATTAGGTAATTGAAATTTTAAAATACCTTTAAATGGATCTAATATTTCTAGTGGAGCAACTACCATTACTCCTTTACCTCGAATCGCTATTCGTGCTTTGATATTTTCTTCACTCAGTAATAACGGTTGATTATTTTTAATGATATTAAAAAGAAGAACAGAAGAATCACTCTCTCCTGTTCTAAAAGTTATATCTAGATTTGAAATATTTTCATAATGCGCTGTGTTTTCTAAATTTATAGCTACAGATTTCTCTAAATTACTCATTAACTTATAATTCTCCCTTCGTGTAAAGTCCATGGCCCTGAACTTGTTTTACTATCATAATTTTTCAATAGTATCTCAGCAGATGCTGTAACACTATTACGAACTAGCCTATGAACAAAGCCACCTGTGTTTGAAGCTTCTACATATAAGTTCCAACCAGCTACCCCTTTACGTTCAGTTGGAAAATCTGTAAAACGTTTTGTATCATCCGTAGTTAAATAAAACGACATGCCTACTATGTTAATATCTGACATTTTTGTGATGAATGAAGGTACTCTCTCCCATTTACCACTATTTTTAGGCACATAATTCCAGTCCGAAATGTCTCCAGTTCTTCCAGAAAGCACCCTTTCAAAAGTCATCATATTCCTTGCATAACTATTACGCGTCAATATCTGAATTACATCACCGCCAGTTTGTGGTGGCTTAACTTCCAAGAACCAACCTGCATCACGCCATTCTCTTGGTAATGGGAAATCATCGATTTGAACTGTATGATCAGTGTATAAATAGTAAAGACCTGGCTCTGTTAACATCCCAAGATTCTTAAGTTTATCAGGCCTCATTGGTAAAGGTTTAACTCTACCACCTGTGTCACTCATGATAAAAGGAACGCCTCTTGAGTGAAGTATTTCTAAAATACCTCTTTGCCCAATCATGAAAATACGATGTGTTCTATTTCCATCACCACCGACAGTAACACCTAGCATCAAAGCTTTTTTACCACTATCTTTGTCATAGTATATTTGCAAACCTTCTGCTTCCGCAAATTCGCCAGGAAATGAATCTAGTGTTCCACCATAGTCAGCATTAACCTGATACGCTTCTTCTCCTGTTTCTAAATCGAAAGCCGTTAAATAGTTTCTATTATTTGGATTACTGTCTCCTGTATACCAATACAAGTATTTTTCATCAAAAGTCACACCCTGCATTGGTTGGGTTTCGTTTGTTAGTCTCATAGGGATACTGATTTTATGCAAAACTTTATCAATATTTTTATCAACATCGTCTAAACTTCTTATCTCTATATAATTCATTGAGTTTTCAAGTTCCCACTGACTTCTAGGTCTCTCAATTCTGTATAGAATTTTATTTTCTTTTTCATTTATGACAGGGGTGATGTAGGGTTTTTCTGGGTGTCCTGTAAATACATCTTGCATACCATACTTGCCATAGCTAATTTCCACATTAGGCGTATACTTGAAACGAACTAATGTATTCTCATTATTACCATTTAAGATAAAACTATAAATCCATAACTCATCATCAATATATCTATAACCGTTATGTGTACCATGACCCCCACCTACAATCAATGAGCTGTCTATAAATTGACCATTAGGTCTTAAACGACTTAGCATATAGCCATTATTTCTAGCTTGTGTCATGTATACTATGCCTGTTCTATTATCAAACCAGAAGGATTGCATTACTGCATTTGTAAGAGGTGCAAGTTCTGTCACAAATAAAAACTCTTGCTTATCAGGTTCAAAACGGTACTCGATATCAAGAATTTGTTGTTTAGCCTTATTTAGTTCTCTTATAGTTTCTTCTTTATTAATTTGAGTTTTGGTTTCCCAATCGTCTAAATGTTCTTTTAATGTATCAAAGGTTTCGCCATTTACATTAACTCGAGCTTGAACAATCTCATTAGCGCTATTATTACGCGGTGCCAAAACAAGTGAGTTAATTTGACTTTGTAAAGATTTATTTACTGATGCTTGCGATCTACCATTATAATAAATTTGCTCAGCGAAGTGTTGAATTGTTTTAGCTTTCTGATGCAACTTAAACTCTGTTGTCAATCCAAGCGCAAATTGCTCTATTCTTTGTAAGTTTTGTATTTCCTTAGCTCTATAATCTCGACCTGCTAAAGCTCCCAAATCCTTTATTAAATACAAATTTTCCATAATGCACCTTCCTTTCTAATAAAATAGCACTGTACCAAGTTTCCCACTATCGTCAACTGTTATTTTCCACAATTTACCGTTTGGGGATTTCTGTACAATGCTATTTTGAATAATTCCTGCTTCGCCTATTTTTAAATTATCTAATTTATTTTTATCATCTACCGAAATGATACCGTCTTGAGGTAACCCATCAATATCACTACTTCCTGCATAAGGTACCCCATTTATAGCTTTCCAATGTGTAGCTGGAAAGTACTGTTTATCGTTTTCAAGTAGCGCTTTGATTTTAACTTCTTCTGTTGCCATTATATTAATACACTCCCTATATCCATTGTCTCGAAAGGAGAATTCAAAGTACTAGTGTATAAATGATTTATACGATTTGCTTGATAGTTATATCTATTATCTTGTGCAATAACTCGTCTGTTAAGCGCTTGCTGAATTTGTACCATATCTTTTATTTCATTGCTGAAAGACACTTCATCTATTGCGTTTACAAATGGATGTGACCTATCAAGTTTAACAACCTTTAATTCAGTGTTATATCCCATTAATTCATGAACAAAGAATACGCTATCTCTTGGCTCTATTTTTTCATAACCTATATAATTAACATCTAATTCAGTCTTAGGAGTATCATTTATTTGCTTTTTTGCAAATTCTAACAACTTATCCTGTGTTTCGATATCTTCATTTGTTTGCGTATTAGCATATCGAATCCCAAACTGCTTTGCACTATCTGCGACGTAGTCAACAATTGCTTTGTATTGATTGCGACCTGAATTGTCAGCAATTAAATTTAAGACTGTTGATTTTTCAGTTCCAACGTACATACAAGGCTTAGCTTTTTTATTTGAAGATATATCAATTCTATTTTTGGGGTCTTCTCCTAAAAATATCATTTCTAAAACGTGCTTGCCTTTATCAATATTTTTTATTAAATCTATTGTTTCAGACTGAACCGACTTAGCAAAACAAGAAATTTGCTTAATTTGCTTGCCGTCTAAAATCAACTTATATATTCCACCTTGGGAACCTTTTTTGATTGTAAACCTAACTGTTTCATTACCATACTTGCAATCAAAGTTAATAGTTGCTTTAGAACCAATTGTTTCTGTGCGATAAGTGCCTTCTTTTATGAAATCATTTGAGTAATTAATGTCAGTTGTTTTAATAGGATTGTAATTTTTCTTTTCCTCGGCTGTGTACTTTTTCCCAAAAACTTTTATAGCTGTTCTTAATTCCAACGTACTGACAGTAGCAGACACAGTATCAGTATTATATTGATACCTTATTACTTTTTCGCTTCTTTGATAGAATGTTTCAGGAGAATAAAAACATATCTCCGTATCATTTGGATAAATAATACAACCAAACAAATCTACTGCTTCTTTACAATATTCTAAGCCATTTTTATTACCTAATTCATCAATTGGTATTTTTCTTTTAAAATCTCCAATTATTTTATAGGTCATCTTGACTGACGTTTTTTGATTTGCAAATCCATATCTTAAGTACTCATCTAAAGAGTATTCGGGCGTTTTACCCGTTTCACTACTGTCGTCATCAAGTTTATTTGATTCCACTGAGTGATTTTGAAATTCATACATTATGTGATATGCCGTAACTTCAATAAAAACTTTATCACCTTCAACCTTTGGCGCTGTCTGCTTAATTGTGTATTTTTCACCATGATAAATTATGAAGTTTTCACAAATCAATAAATCAAAAACAAAACTATTATGAGTAGTTCTATAAACTGTAAAGGTGATGTACCTAGCTTCATTCAGTTCATAATATTCTTTAAAAGAACCGTAATCTACATCTAGTAAATTTTCACAAATCAATTCATTAAAATCCATTACTGATAAATGATCATGATAATCCATTAAATCACCTACCTATAAATAAAAGGAAACTTAAATGTAGTTTTAATATCACTGACGTCTCCTTTAATCTTAAATTCATTTTTACCTGGCGCTAATGTTATAATGCCCCTATTTGTATCAATTCCCACTCTATTTATATCTCGATATGCATACACACCATCTAAAACAAAATCAGTGTTTTTATCTATACTTTTGTTGTACTTAAAAATATCACCTGTTGTATAGTTAACCAGTTCAAATCCTCCACTCGCATTTAAATTAATTAATATTTTCAAATCGTGCTTGAATCTTGGATTTATCGTATCAGTAGAACCGTTCCAAATAGTAAATTGATTTGATGTATGAGTATATTTAGGTGTGAAATCAATAGGAATTCCATTTTCAAACATCCAATTAGAGTCGAATAAGAACTCGCTATCAGTCCAATTAACTGATTCAGAATATCCTTTATAAACATTTAAACTTACTTCAATTTCAGTTGAAGAACCATCTTTTAAATTAGATGTAACATTAGCTGTATTCACTGCGTATTTAACGCCAGGCATTTGAGAAGTAATAACATAATAAGGATGTCTACGATTAAATACAGATCTAAACCAATGCTCAAATAAATTTAAATCTATAACATCTATACCATCATAGCCAAACCTTAATACTAGTGAAAAAGGCGCAAAACTAATTGCGCCCGGTAAAATACCGTCTACTCCGTTAATAGTTACACTATTATCATTGGTGTTTGGACTTTCAGCCCTTGCATCTAAAAATATAAGCTGATTAAAATCTGTTATTACTTCTTCCTTGTAACCATCTATGATTTTTACAAAAGATTGCATTAATTAGTCAAACCTCCCATATAATTATTTGCATTTGCTCTATGTCCACTTTGTTTTGACAATACCTTTTCTAAATCTCTAATTGCATCACTAGAGCTTAAGTTATTATCCTGAGAAGAAACAGTTTGAATCAATGCATCTGTTAATTTATTTCCTTTATCTGTTAGCATAACAATTTGTTTCAACAATTTTTCAACCGTAGAAGTATCATTATTTACAGTGATGTTATTTTGCTTGCCATCCATACCGATGATGCGCATAACCTGTTCAGTTAATTGCATTGCTCTTTTACGTCTTGTCAATGGAATAACCATTTCTGGCTTATCTCCTTCTCCCACTTCAGCGATTTGATGTTTAGTTATAAGACCTCCATTCGCATAGGCATAATCTCCTGCACGTTTAAAGCCTCCCCAACCGTACTTAGCAACAATGTATTTCATTGCTGAAATTGCCTCATCTGTAGGATTATAAATATTTCCATGCCCTGGCTTAGCAAAAGCTCTAAATGAAGGTTCAATCATTTGGAACATACCTTTAGACGGTGTACCTGCTCTTGCGTTGGAATCCCAATTGTTAATAGCATCTGCCTGATAGTTACTTTCACGCTTGGCTACTCTTAACATCTGAGTAGTGATATAGTCAGATCTATATCGTCCACCTAAAATCGATTGTGCTCTTAGTATAGCTCTTTTTGCATTCTCGTATCCGCTTCCGCCGACCTTGCCACCGCCACCCTTAAGTGACTTCAACCATTTCATAGGATCTACTGCTGTATCATTACCTGGATGTGAACCTCTCATCAATTGGAAATGTAAGTGTGCTCCTTTAACGAAATTACCTGTAGCACCGGATTTTCCTATTAGTTGACCAGCTTTAATACGTTGGCCTTGTCTTGCTAATTGCTTAGATAAATGCATATACCAATTCCATTCGTTAGCACCGGTCTTAATTTGTATAGAATTACCGCCACCGTAATCAGTCCATACTTTATCAGCTATACCGCCTTTAACAGCATAAATGTTCGTTCCTGTAGGCATACCAAAGTCGATACCATAGTGACGACCGCCATTAAAGTTAAGCCCACCTGTGTAACTCCCAAACCTTTGCCAAATTGGATGGTCAAATAGATAGCTTCCATCGCCTCCGCCACCAAAATCTTCAAACCACGATTTTACTTTGTCTACTAATTTCTTTTTGAGCAATGAGTACGCGCCTTTAGCAATTTTTACTGTAGCGTTAGCTCCGCCTCCAAAATTAATATTTAAACCTGACATTACTTTATTTACTAGTTTCCCTGGATGTTGTACATAATCCCACACATCGCCGATTTTATCGCCTAACCAAGATGCACCATCTTTGATTTTATCGCCTGCCGCTTCAACCATTTCTTCTGCACCTTTTTTGATATTATGAGCTGTGTTTTTGGCTTTAGAACCGAAGTCCCCTGCTTTTTTACCAAGATTTTCAGTAACTTGTTCCATCCATTTTTTCTTTTTCGTACCACCATGGAATTTTGGTAAAACACCCATCCGCTGTAACTTCAAAGTGTCATTGGCATTTATTACACTATCTCCAACTCCTAGTGGAACAACCACATCTCGTCCTTGGGGTGCATGGAATGTTCCGTCAGCTCTGTGAATTACTTCTTGAACACCCCCACCTGGGGCATTCCCAGAACCTCTATCATTTAATACAGCAAATGTCGGTTGTGTTAATGCTCCCGAATTATCGGTAGCTACACCCTTTCCTGCTAAAGTACCAGTAGACAATGTAGGTATTGGCTTGATGAGATTTTTATCAGTAATGGCTTTAGATATTTTATTAATACCGCCAATCATGCTATTCAAACCGCCAATAGCTTTATTAGCAACATTTTTACCTAAATCAGCCGCAGCTCTTCCCATGTCTTTACCAATATCTCTAATCCAATCATATGTTTTTGATAGCCATTTTCTAAAACCATTAAATACTGATTTAGCGTTAGACCATGCCGAACTTGAAATTGCATCAAAACGATCGTGGGCTCTTGAATACATATCCCCAGTCCAACCTTTTAAAGATTTGTATGAACTACTAAACCATTTCGACGTTCCTTTCCAAACGGATTTTGCATTCGACCATGCTGTACTAGAAATATTATCCCATTTCGAGCGCGATTTATTAGCCATATCCGTTAGCCAGCCCTTTGCACTTTTATATGCATTGCTAAACCATTTTGATGTGCCTCTCCAAATAGATTTTGAATGTGCCCAGGCTTTATCTGAAGCATCTGAATACTTTTGTTTAGTTTGATTGTATATACTTCCTGTTGTCGACTTAACAGATTGCCAAGCTTTTCCAAACCATTTACCAGTACTATTAGCTATAGCCTTAGTGTGATATCCTACAGAACTTTTAGCTGAGCTCCAACCTGAACTTAATTTGCTTGGAATTCCTTTGATTCCGCTCCACATTTTTTTCATTTCGCCGCCAAAATGATTAGCATTTCTGCCCATTTTACTAAAGGCTTCACCAGTTTTAGTTTTTACGCCGTCCCAAGCATTTCCAAACCATTTCTTTATATTTTCTCTGTTTCTACGAGCTGTTTCTTCTTGTTCTTTAGCGTACTTATCACTTTTCTTCTTTTGGTCTTCTCTGAAGTTAGACCACCAACTTTTAAGGCCATTCCACCACTTTTCAGTATTCTTATATACACGACCACTGGATAAATCCATCTCTTTATCAATATCTTTATTTTGCTTTTTAACAACGTCTACTACAGCATCTTTTTTAGATTTTGCCTTTCTTACTTCATCCTTATGTCTTTGATCAGCAATAGCTAACAATTTATCTTTTTCAGACTTAGAAAGGTTGACGTTATTTTTTATAGCAATGACATCATCTTCATATTGCTTGTCTACTTCTTTTTTTCTTGCTTTTCTTGCTTTTTCTGCTTCTTTAATTGCTTTGCTCGCTTCGTCTATTGAATAAGCATTTCTGTTTCTTTGCATTCTTACTAAAATACGCTCTTGCTCTTTTTCAGTCTTACTCAGTTCTTTAACAGTGATGTCACGTCTTTGATTTTCAAGCTTTTCAATTTCTTTTCTTTCATTTTCTGAAATTTGACCATCACTTAAAGCTTTTTCTTTCAATTCTTTGATTTTCTGATTGAGTTCTTGCTCTTTTTTAATTCGCAAATCATTTTTTTCTTTAGTTCGAGTTAAAATGTTTTGCTTTTCTTGTTCATCGAATGCACTATACTTATCAATAAGTTCTTGAGTTTTTTCGAGTTCCTTTTTATTTCTTTTTTCTATTTCAGCTATAAGGTTATTAGATAAATCCGTTTCAATTTTCAAAAGTTTTTTTGCTTTGTCTTCTGTTATTTGACCCGAGTTCAAACGTACTTTTTCCATGATTCTGTTGTTTTCTTCAGAATAGTGTACGTATTTTTCTAAAGCTTTTTCTGTTTCTTTTGAAACACCTTTCCCTAACACTTTTACAGTATCAGATGCTTTTTTAGAAGCTGTGCCCATGGTTTGCATAAATCCTTTAAACTTGTTGACTCCTACTTTCAGAAGGTCATCATCACTTAATGATTTATAGCCATCTTTCATATCTTTTGAAAATTTTTCTTTGAAACTTCTCCCTATACTTCCGAGATAATTTTTAAACTCTCCGAGCTTTCTAACAGCACCGCCGATGATTTTGCCACCAAAAAACTTTATAGTTTCTCCTAAACCGTTAATACCTTTTCTGAACCATTCCACATGATCATATGCGGTCTTAAAAACTTTATAAGCAATTGTAATAGCAGTTATTGTTGCACCAATAGGACCTGTTATAAAACGTAAAGCTATTCCTAAACCTCTAGCTCCACCACTAAAGGCAAAAACACTTTTAGAAGCTAATCCTATTCCTTTCCCTAAAAGTTTAAAAGGCAAGATTGCTAGATTTGCAGTATTTTTCAAAACATTTATAGGCTTTAAATTAAACAACATAGCTCCCGCTAATCCTTTAAAGCCTTTTGACGTTTTTCCGGTAGTAGTACCAAGAAATAAGGTTTGAAGACCTAAAGATTTCATTGCTTTTGAATTGGTATTAGAAAGTATTGTATTTTCAGCAATGCGTCTATTTAATGATGCATAGCCTTTAGCCGCGCTTCCAACTGCACGTATTAATAAGCCACCAGCAAGAACAGCAGGGCCAATAGATGCACCAAAAATCGCTAAACCTAACGAAGCCTTTCTAACCCAACCAGGGAGATGTGTAAATCCATCAACTAATTTTGTTAAACCTTCCGCTCCTGCTCTAATCATAGGCGTTAAATCTTTACCGACTTCGATTGCTAATGATTCAAAAGCGCCACCTAATTGTTCCAGAGCGCCTTTGAGATTATCTTTCATCAAATCTGCTGCTTTTTTACTTTCACCATTAGAGTTCTTCAATGATTTGCTATAGCTATTAATTTTATCTGGACCCGCTTCAATCAAGGCTAAAAATCCACTTGCTGCTTCAGTACCAACTATTGTAGCCACTGTAGCTAGTTTTTGTTCTCTCGTCATGCCTTTCATGTTATCTTGGAATTGTCTAATCAATTCGCCCATTCCAACAAACTCACCTTTAGCATCAGACAAATGAATACCTAATTTTTTCATTTCCTTAGCTGTACTTTTGCTTGGATTAGCTAGCCTAATAAACGAAGCTCTTAAGGCAGTACCTGCTTGAGACCCCTCTAAACCTGAGTTAGATAAAACTTCAATTGCTGCAGAAGTGTCCTCTATTGAAACTCCTAATGCTTTTGCTGGAGTACCTGCATATTTTAATGCATCTCCCATGTATTGAATATCTGCAGCACTGTCATTAGCTGATCTCGCAAGTAAATCAGCAACATGGTTTGCATCCGATGCTTTTAAACCGAAAGAATTAATTGCTGATGCCATTACAGTTGCAGTTGTAGCCATTTCTGCACCACTTGCTTCTGCTGCACTGATAACACCCGGCATAGCCTCCATTGTTTGTTTGGCATTAAATCCTAGAGCTGCCAATTCTTCCATACCTTTAGCAACTTCGTTAGCACTTTTACTTGTTTTAGCTCCTAAGTCAACTGCTTGATTAGACATGCTTTTCAAGTCTTTACTGCTTGCTTGCGCAATCGCTCCAACTCGAGACATTTGGCCTTCAAAGTCTGCACTTGTTTTTAATGCTGCACCTAACCCTAAAGTAATTGGTGTAGATACGCCCATCGTCATTGTACGTCCCAGCGAAGTCATTTTATCTCCAATAGAACTAAATTTCTTTGACATAACATCCGCTTGACTAGCAAGTTTACCGAAATGGCTTTGAGCTATCATTTGTTCTTTGTTAAAAGTCCTCATTTCTGATGAAGCTTTATCTATTGAACGCTCTAAATTATTTAAAGCAGCTTTTTCTTTGTTAACAGCTGTTTCAGCTTTTGCGACATTAGCGCTATGATTCTTAATAGTATTATTCAAATCATTAAATTCTTTTTCTGTTTGCTTTAATTTAGTATTAGTTTTAGCGTAAGAATTTTCTATTTTTTCGTTTGATTTTGAAAGATTATCATTTTGTACTTTTAGTTTTTGAACTTGATTGCCTTCTTGTTTATATTGTTCAACAAGTGCTTTATGCTTAGCGGACTGTTTCTGTACTGCATCACTCGCTCTTTTTAACTGAGCAGTAGTAGCTTGATTACTATTCTTAAGCTTCTGCTCAGCTTCTCTCAACTGTTTAAGTTTTTGATACGCATCTTGTTTACGTTGATTTGTACGTTTATATTGATTTTCAGCCTTTTTGAGTTCTGTATTTGATGATTTTAAGGCTTCTTTAGATTTATCAAGAGATAATTTTTCTTTTTTATTAGCTTCTACTAACTTTAAATATGCTTTCTCAACATCTTTTACACTGGATTTAGCTTTTTGGTAATTAGCGTTAACTTGTTTAAGCTCATCTTCTACTTGAGAATACATCTTTTTTTGAACTTTAAGCCTATCATTTAACCCCTTAATTCTCGCCTGATATTTTTCCATTGATTTTTCAGACTTATCAAATGCTGACAGATTAGCTTTCATTTCACTATTAACAACACCTAATTGTCGCTTTAAACCTTTCATGCCTTCTTGGACACCTAAATGGTCTAATTTCAGCTCCAAGGTCATGCCTTCTACTTTTTCATTCATATTAACCTCCTTTCTAGCTTCCAAAAAGTTTTCTTAAATCCGTACCTGTAATGACTTTTTGTTCACTTTGTTTTTCTTCAGTCTCTTCTTTATTCTCTTCATTAAGTATTTCTAAAAGTTTTACATACGGCTGTTTTCTGACTTCAGTTAATGTCCACCCATACTGCTCCATACAGAAACGTTGTATTTTCTTAATGTTCGATAAAATGTCTTTTATTGAGATTGTTCTTCTGTCTTTCCCATCTCTTCTTGTTCAGTTTCTGAATCTTCTTCATCTTCACCATTGATTTCTCGAAATATATCTTGTAAGGCTTTTGTATAAGTTTTAGTACTCATCTTGTTCAGAACATCTTCTTCAGTCAATCCTTCATCTTTAAATAAATCTACTAATAACTGTCGCTCTTTTTGTCTCATTTTTGTTGCGTTAGGTGCTTCTTTTTTATTCTCTTGATTTACTAATTCTAAATACTCATAGCATTTTTCTGCTTCGCCCATTGTTACATCTTCTTTTGTATAGCTCTCTGTTTTTCCTGTTTTACGATCTTTAATTTCAAATTTAATCATTGTATTAGCTCCTTTTATTCAAATAAAAAAGACGCAGATATACTGCGCCTTAAATCCCTATCCGTTTGTTACTGTCACTGAAATTTGTCCTGACTTATCGCTTCCATCAGTAGACGTAGCAGTGATTACTGAAGTACCTTCAGCTACACCGTGAATTGCTCCTGTATTTTCATCTACAGTAACAAATTCTGGATGTTCACTTGTATATTTCAATATTTTATTCGTTGCTGTGCTTGGTGCAATGTTTGGCTCAACATTGTCATCGGTATTTACCATAATTGATTTAGTTTCTGGTGTAAATGATACGCCTGAGACTAGAATTGGATTGGTTTTGAATTGAGGTACATCAACTTTACTAGATTCTTTACCATTTTCTTCCCATGCCACTTGGTAAGTACCTTTTGGATAAGTTGTATCCGCTTCTAAATTAGATAAAGTTACTGATACTTTGCCTTCACCTTGTTCAGAAGCTACGACGTCGTCTCCTTTATAAACCTTTAAAGTTTTAGTCATAAATTATTCTCCTTTGATTTATTTTGAAAGCCCCTATTCTGCTGAAACTGTTGCAGATTTTGAATTAACTGCTACTTCAACATTTTGGGGGTTAGCTGGGTAACGAACCTGCAGAATCCTCTGAATGATCTTCACTGTCCGTGTATCCAACGAATACTTTTTTGAAGAATTCTGCTTCTCCTTCTTTACCTTCATGATAACCGTATACAATACCTTGTGACGTTCCATCAACATCAACTTTTCTATTCATCCAGTCACCTGTTAATTTTGTAGGTTCTGGGGCTTCTGCTTTTTCACCTCGTGTTTTAAATTCAATTGAATCTAAACTAAAAGTACCTTTAAGTAAGGCTACATATACCGGCTGACCTGTTAAACCATCTTCCGATTCGCCAATTACTGTTACATACGGTGCTCTTGTATTCTCTCCTACCCAAGATGTACCATTTTTATCTTTAGTACGTCCAATAACTGTGTTTAAATCATCACTTGGAATATTGAAAATACTCATGTCAGACTTAACTTCATTAGTACCTTGTTTTTTCATCCATACACGTTTGTTAGATGCAAACATATCTACTAAATCTGGTGCTAAACCTGTGATATTTAGGTCAACTGTACCACCTTTTTCATCTTCCCATGTCATGCGTTTAACTACTTTTGTTGCTTCTGGGTTAAAAACTCCAACGTATAATCTTTTAAAACCTACTTTATAAGAACCTTGTCCTTCTGCCATTGCTTATTTCCTCCTTAAAAATTAAAAAGCACACCTATTCGATGCGCTGATTTTTATAATATATATTTTTGGGTATGCCTTGATATCGTCTCGACATCACATAACGTTTAGTTTCTTCAAAATAAGCATCTAACTGACTTGATGCTTGAATTAAATTTTGTTGATATAACAGGTATCTTATTCGTTTTGTTATATCAATTGTTTTCTGATGATTTGAAGATTCTACATCTATTTGAATTAAGTATTCTTCACTAAGATATTTATCAGACATAAAGTCTGAAGGTAAATCATAAACAGGTGTAATAACAACAAAAGGTTTGGAAGTTTCAGCATTTTCAGTGACTTTATAATAGTATATTCTAGAATTTATATGTGTTTTGAGCTCTGCATCAGATAATAAAATTCCTTTTACAGTGTTTAATATATTCATTTATCTGGCCAACTCCTTTTTTATAATTTCTCTATACTTCCGTTCACTAGCAGCTAATGTTTTTGCAATAACTCCAAAACCTCTTGGTGTATATTTTTTTCCATCTCTTGTATAACCATGTTCATTCAAGTGAATAATGTTTTTGCGATTCATAGGGCCTACCCATTCAATTAAAACAGCTCTTTCTTGACTTCCTACTTTTGTATAAGGCTTAGATTTAGTCATTTCTTCTATGCTAGCACCCGTATCTTTAAAACTCTCAAATTCTTTCTTTAAAGCCTTTATAAAAAATTCGGATGCTTCATTTAAAGCTCTATCACTCTTAGCTTGCATTGCTTGTTTTCCATATACCGATTCTAATTTCTTCAACACTTCAGGTATTCCTTTAATTTCTACACTCATTTTTCTGATAAAACCACTGTATTATAGCCTATATCTGGTGTATCAATTCTTATTTCTTCAATGTTGAATAATTTATCGGAATATGAACCTCTGTCAATTTTAACCAAGTGATTTGTTTGCGGTAGATATTCAGTTTTAGAAGACCTGACAATTATGGTTAATCCTGATTTTGATTCAGTCGCTTTTAAAATTTCTCTATCTTTCATAGAAGGATTATATATTTTACAAAAGCAACTATACAATTTCATTTTTTCCTCTTCATCTGGATATGGTCCTTTGTTTATATATTGAAAAAAATACGCGCGATCTTTAAATTCATTAAATTCCATTTAAAAATCACCTACCACTTTTTTAATTTCAAAATCATTTTTTGCAATCCTTTTTCATTAAACACCTTGCTTCTAGATTGGTCATTTGAGTACCCACGACTTTCATAATCTCTTGCAATGATATATTTAATAGCTGTACAAAAAAGCGGGTATTCCAAGTCATCTTTGTCATAATCTGGAACCCCACTTAATAGTAGCTCAGACTTAGCCGATTGAATGAGACCTTCAATTAAATCATTTTCGAAATTATAGTCAATTCTCAACCACAATTTAATTTCTTCTAAACTCATTTCATCACCCCTATTCGGCTGATATTACAGCTGATTTAGCCTTAGCTGTTACATTAACCTTTTGGGGCTTAGCTGGGTAATGAACCTGTATTTTCTTTTGCTTTTGCAATTCTGAATGCGCTGTCTAATGTACGTTGCTGATCATACCATGCAGTTAATACAAATAAATATTCGCCTTTTTTAACATCTTTATCAGTGTCATAAGTTGTGCCATCATAGTTAATTCCAAAATAATTGAAATCTCCAACAATAGGCTTAACTGCTGCATCTGTAAATACTACTGGTTTGCCAAATACTTTTTCTGCTGGTGTGTCAAAGAAATTTGTTGTTCCATTTGAAAGAACACTAATAATTTTGACATAATCTGCATATCGCATATAAATTGTTGCGTTATCACGATAATCTTCATGTAAATCTGCTAAAGCGTTAATAATAGCATCATACATGTCTGCTCCCTCAACTTCTTTAACAGATCCATTATAAAATGACATGTGTTCTAATCCAGATTTAGGACTTACTGCTAAGGCATCTTTACGCTCTTTAGCTGCTAATCCTGATTGTAGTGCGTTTTCAACCCAGTTTACTAAATCTACATCTGATCCATGAATTACAGTATCTGAAATTGCAGCAAATACTTTGAATTTATTAGTAGTGAATTTAACTGTATCACCTTTTAATTTTAATTCTTTTGCTGTTTCTACATCTGTAATGAAGTCATCATCGTCTAAAGTATATGAAACTCTTGGAATCTCTAAACCTTTAATGTTAGTTAGACGAGCTTTTTCACGTAATTGGTTTTTAGCAAATGGTTCTGAAACAATTTCTTTAGAGAGTGTTTTTGGCAAGAGCTTATCACCACCTGAATCATTACCTGTTGGTAAAGCGTGTAATAAACGTTGTGCCTCCATTGAAGGTTTTTCAAATTCATTTGGTAAAATCGCGTGACGATAAAACTCTGCCTTAGCTTTAACCATCTTCTCATGATCATTTAAAGATTGATAAGCTTCTCCTGTGTCTTTAACTTTCGCTTTTTCTTTTTCTTCAATGTCTTGTACTTGTCTTTCAACAATGTTAAATCTTTGTTGTAAGCCTGCTTTTTCTGTTTCTAGTTGTTTGATGTCTTCCATATCAATATTTGGATCTGTTGCTTTCTGACTCAACTCATCATTTTTATTTTTTAATTGTTGCCCAATCATACCTAATGATTGTTTTAATTCATATAATGTCGGCATTTCATTTCCTCCTAATAATCCATTGTCATTTTTAAAATTTCGCATTCGCGTTTAATTTTTTCTCTTTTTTCTTTTTCTTCTAGTGACATACTTTCTTTAGGTGTTTCAACCAATTCAGATGTATCTACATCATCAATTTTTGTGATTTTGTCTACATCTTTCTTTAAATCTTCTGGGACGTTCTCGAAACGCTTATATTGCTCTTTAGAGATACTAGCAGCTATTTCATTAGCTCCTAAAATTTCATCTATCAAGCCGAAAGACAAGGCTTCTTCTGCAGTAAGCCAAGTTTCTGCATCTAACATCTGTTTTAAGTGTTCTTGATCTAAATCTTTTGCTTTATCTAAATAAGCTGAATTACTAACAGCATCTGTTTTTTCAAGTAAATCCGCTGTCTTTCTTAATTCTTCTGCATTACCTACAGTCATAACCCATGAATTATGAATCATTAAAAAACTATTTTTGTGCATAAAAATAGTGTCACCACTCATAGCGATAACACTAGCAATTGATGCCGCTAAGGCATCGACATAGATATTAATTTTTGCAGGATGCATTTTTAGCATATTGTATATTGCATGCCCTTCAAATACACTGCCTCCAGATGAATTTATATGAACATCTATTTCACTGATGTCTCCTAGTTCATCTAGTTTATTTTTGAAATCTGTAGCAGTTACATCACTTTCAAACCATTTATCACTTACAATATCACCATAAATAAATATTTCACCTTTACTTTTTGATTTTCTTTTCATTTGAAAATACTTAGCTTTCATTGACATTTTTATCACCACCTTTCAAAGATTTTCTTAATTCAAGTGGCGTGTCAATTGGGTATAAATCACCGCTTATTAGCGGCTTATCTCCACCTTCAACTGGTGGTAAATCTTCCCACTCTCTAATGTCATTTATAGTGTAGTAACCACTACGAACTGCTTTAAAGTACACTTCTGCTTGTGTTGCACTATCAGCCCTTAAATAAGATTTAACGTTAAATTTAAAATACCTATTTTTTTCTCTATCTGTTTTAGTAAGTAGTTTTCGATTAAATTCTTCTTCATACTGTTTGACGATTGGCAATAAGGTATGCTGCAAGTAAAATCTGTTTAACTCTTCATTTTTCGCGAAATTTGTGTTTGATTTTGCGTTTAAGAATACTGAGGGCAATTGAAAAACGTTAGCTACTCTTTCTCTTGTTAAATTTTCGCTTGCTACTATATCTTCAGAGACATATTTTTTAGGTAGCGGTTCGATTTCAACACCGGGCTCTTGGAATAATATTCCACCGTTTTCTTCATAGTACTGTTTGAAATCTTCTAACACTTGCTGCCTTTTTTCTTTACCTACATTGGAACCATATTTAAGCATGAAAGAATCAGGTTTTTGCATTTCTGTGAGATTAAAGGTTCTTACTGCATTATCAAAATCAGTTGTATTCTTCAACACATCAATCGGACTAATACCTTGAACCATATTAGATGCCACGATGTGTTTGAAATGCAGCATGTCCATATTATGAACAATCAATTTGTTTCCAGTTGCAGCATGAATTGAATAATAAAGTTCACGTGATTGATTTTCAATTAACATTTCAACAACATCTGGATTTAATAAGAAAAGCTTTGATGGTTGATGATAGATGTCTCGTTCAATTAGCACATATGCATTACCTTTTTCATTTCTGATTGTTTCAATTTGATTAATAAAATCAAAACTGCTCAGAGAATTATTCGGTGACACTGTAAGTAAATCAGATACTTCTGTATTAACTACTTTATAATCTTCATACATTTTCAAGGGCAAACTAGCCATCGAATTAGATAACTTTGTAATAGCTGAAAATATCGTTTCATTAGTTTCAAGCGTATTATTGATTACACCCCAAAAAGATTTATTTTTCCATGGGCTAAAGTCATAAAGCTTAGAAGCTGACTGATCAATCCAATTGTCTATCAATTTTTTCTTTATGCGTGTGACAATATTCTCTTTTGCGATAACATTCACCTCCTTAACGCATTATATCTTTAATACTAATAAATTCTATGTTTCCTTCACCCTTGTCAGAAACAACTTTATTCATAATATCTGTATATGTGTTTAAAAATGCTGCAAAGCCATCTATTTTACGATATCTGCTTTGCTTAGACGGCAACCAGTTTCCGTTTCTGTCTAGTTTCAACTGAACATTATTGATATACCATTTCATTAAAGGATTATTATTAAATATTATTTTCCCATCTAAAAACATTTCTTTTAAATCCTTCAATGCAGGGCTCAAGGTCAAAGCTCCTTGTCTTGTTTCTTCCGTTTCAAACCCGTAATTTTTTAACTCTTGATTTAGTTTGAATGCGTTCGCTCTATCATAAGTAATTTTTTCTACTACATAATGCTCATTCATCTTAATTATCCAATTTAAAACATCTTGGTAGTCAATATAAGGCTTATCTTGCACTGTTAATAAGCCATCTTCTTCCCATTCTCTATAGGGTATTTTTTCGTTAGAATATTCAACTTTGTGCTTAGGAATCCATGAATGCGATAAAACTGCAACTTTACCATTATCTAACGCAAAAGTAGCACACGCGGCTGTAAAGTCCTCTGTTTCTGATAAATCATAACCTATAGTACATGGTCTACCTTCCAACTCATCTAAAGAAATAATTTCATTATTTTTTTGAAGTGTTGGATAATCAATAAAACTCATTTCGTCGTTATTAGCGAATATATTAAACCTTTTTGTTATAAAATCGCCTCGTTCAGCTGGTGTGCGTTTGGCTTTTTCCCACTCTTCTTTCATTTCATCTAAATCGATAGAAACGCCTAGGTTAGGATTTGCTTTAATCCAATTCGACGAATCATTTATATCATCGTCATCATCTAAAGATGCTAAATAGTAAAAAGTTCTTTCATCTTCGATGATTTGATCTAACGTGTCTCTTCCCGCTTCTACCATATCAACAAGTGGTCCATCTAGTTGGTACCCTGCTGTCGTAATGTAGATGAGAAGAGGTTGTAACCTTGCAGCTCTTGAGTTTTTTATAACTGAAATCAATTTATAGTCTTTAAATTCATGAATTTCATCAAAAATCCCCATGTGTGTATTCAATCCATCTAACTTATCGCTATCTGATGCTTGGGGCATAATTTTTGATATCGTTGCGTCATAATGGATTTCATCTCTTAATGTTCTGAAATTTTTATCAAGCTTTGGGCTAGCTTTTATCATCGCCTTAGATTCATCGAATAATATTCTAGCTTGTTTCATTACGTTTGCTAAAAGATGGATTTCAGCGCCGTTTTCTCCATCTTGAGAAACAGCATAGTTAGCAACACCAGAAATAGTGGTTGTTTTACCATTTTTTCGACCCATAAATATTAAAGCTTCTTTAAATCGGCGTAACTTTGTTTCTTTATGAACCCAACCAAAAAGGCTACCTATAATAAAATGTTGCCAAGGCTGTAATACAAGTTGACGTTTAGATCCTTTGGAAGGTTTACAAAACTTTTCTATAAATCGAATAGGACGATGCGCTAATTCTTCATCAAATACCCATTTACCTCCATTTTCTAGATATCTAAGGTGTCTCTCGCATTCTTTTTTAACATATTTGCTTGTTTTTATTTTCCCTTGAGTGACTTGCTCTGCATACCATGTTGTTAATAGTTTTGGTGAAGGTTCATTTAAAACTTTAATAGTCACCGAATCCACCTTCTTCTTGAACTATCTTTTTTCTTTGTGCTGCTGTTAAACCCATAGACTTGAGTAAGTTATTTAGTGTTTGAACTGTTTTTGTCAGTTCTATGCTTAATGGATTCTTAACAATATTGCTCGCACCAGCCTTGTTTGTATGCTCTATCATCAAATCACTATTTTTAAGTTCATCTCTTAACCGACAATAAAATTCATACGTTTCTATATACAAATTAATTAATATGTCATCAGATTTTTTATAATCCTCTATATATTCTTTCAGCTGTTTTTTTGTTAATTTCATATAAAGACCCCCTTTCATAAAAGTTTATCCGCGTTGCAAGCGAAGGGCCCCCGCCGGTACCCGGCGAAAAAACATTTTAAGCCGATGGGCAGGGGGCTATAAAATTTTATTTAAATAATTTTTTTATTTAAATTTTTAGAACTCTAATTTTCTTAAGATTACTTTTGTCATTATCATTTGCATGAATTTTGTTATGACAGCTATAACAAACTGACATTAGATTATCTAAGTCTAAAGCTTTATTAAAATCTTCATCAACATAAATAATATGATGCACTATGTTTGCATCTGTTACTATGTCTTCACGTAAACACATTTGACAAAGATGATTATCCCTATCTAATGCTATCTCTCTTAACTTCTTCCATGCTTTTGAATGATAGAACCAATCGTATTGATATGACTTACGACCATGCTTATAAATGTTATTATGCTTGGTCATCTCTTACACCTCTTTGATTGCATAACAAAAGACACACCGCATAGCGATGTGCCTCGTGTACTTGTGTCGTATAACTTTTAGATAACTTTATACATCTTTCCGATACTATCATATTACTACAGATTTGTAGGCCTTTTGCACAATCTTTGCACAATGTTATTTGATACCTGCATGATACGCTACCGCTTTAACAAAGTTCTTTCGTATAGTAGTAACTGTATTACGATGCATGTGACATGCATCTCCTATTTGCTCTATCTTTAGCTTCTTATCTCTATTCCAATACTTTAGCCTAATTACTTTCTTATGATCTTCAGGTAACTTTAAGTATTCACTTTCAACTGCTTCGACCATTTCTTCTAGGTTTCGTAACATCTTATTAGTCAATAACCTTGTTGCCATTAGTTCAGTTGTTCTAACTGGTTCACCTTTTTGCAACGGTCCATACACAATGTTAGTGTCTAGCTCTTTCGTTGGGTTAAGTATCTCCATTCTCAATCTATTTATCTCTTTCTTGTTCTCTTGTAGGTTATATATCTCTGACTCAATATATTTAAATGTACCTGGCTTAATATCGTATGATGCCTTTCCCATCTTATACCTCCATTACTTATGCTTAGCTATTCTTGCTTTAATAGCTTTCATCAATTCTTCTTGCGTTAGTTCTTTATTTTGTAAAGCTTTATATACTCTTTGATCTATTGTGTTATCGGTCATAATGTGATGAATAATAGTCGTATGATTTTGTCCTTGTCTATATAATCTTGCATTTGCTTGTTGGTATAATTCCAATGACCATGTAAGTCCAAACCAAACAATAATGTGCCCACCTTGTTGTAAGTTTAATCCATGCCCTGCACTTGCTGGATGTGCTATAAGCAACTTAATGTCTCCACTGTTCCAACGTTCTTTATAGTTTGAATCCTCTAATGTGGTTGCTTCCTTAAACCTTTGAAGTATTCTTTCTTTATCGTGTTTGAAGTTATAAAACAATAGTATTGGTTGGCCTTGAGACTCCTCTATAATTTCCTCTAACTTATCTAACTTCTTATCATGTATAAGTCTTACATCTTCCTCATCTGTATAAACTGCGCCGTTAGATAGTTGAAGTAGTTTCTGACTTAATGATGCCCCATTTTGAGCTACAACTGTTCCTTCTTCTTCCGATTCTAAAATATAGTTTTTTTCTAATTCTTCATATACTTTTCTTTCTTTTTCTGATAAGACTACTGTTTGTTTAGTATCAACTCTGTCAGGCATATCCAGATAATCTTTCGCTTTCATGCTTAAACATATATCTTCTATTTGTTTATATATCTTTTCTTCAGATCCGTCTCTTAGCTCCCACTTAAAAATATGTTCGCTAACTTGATGAGTTGGTTTAAAGTACCTTTCTCGATAACGACTGAATGAAGACTCAAGTCTTTCGCCTCTGTCTATCAAATAAACTTGAGCCCATAAATCCTGTAAACTATTTGGACTAGGTGTTCCTGTTAATCCTATAAATCTATTAATGAGTGGTAATTTCTTTTTAATAGATTTAAACCTTTGACTCTTAGGACTTTTAAATGTAGACAGTTCATCAATTACAACCATGTCAAATGGCCATTCTTTTTTATATTGATCACATAACCATTTAGTATTTTCTTTATTGGTTACATAGATATCAGCCTCTGTGTTTAATGCATCATTTCTTTCTTTAGGTGTTCCTAAAACTAAAGACACTTTCAGATGATTTAAATGGTTCCACTTATCAACTTCATCAACCCATGTATCTTTAGCAACTTGTTTTGGTGCTATGACTAACATTTTTTTAGTGTCTAACAACTGCAATTCACTAAATGCTGTAAGTGTTGACACTGTTTTCCCTAGTCCCATATCTAAAAATAGACCGTATTTCTCATTATCAATAACTTTATCTATTGCATACTTTTGATAGCTATGTGGTTTGAAGTCAATCGCCAAATGTTCCACCTACCATTCTGATAAAAGTATTTACTTGTTCTTTATTCCATAACACATATACTTTATGATCTCTATTTTCAAATTGTCTATGCACATATTTTTGTAAAGGATGCAACTTTCCTTTTTCTTGCTTCATTTCTACAAAATATGTTTTTCCTTCTGGCATAATAATAATTCTATCTGGCACACCTCTTGTTCCAGGTGCAACCCATTTTAAACATAAACCGTTTAGCTTTGTTATCTCTTTCACTAAATATTTTTCTAATGTCGACTCTTTCATATATTCACCTTGTATACAAAATTTATATTTGTGTTCCAATGTTGCATCAATTCTTGCCAAACTTTTAAAAATAGCTGTTAGAGGGTTACCCCTATACCCCTTTACTCCCTAACACTACTTTTTAAACTTTATAGTGAATTTGATGCAACATTGGAAACAAACAGGGTTGAACCCTACAGCGAGAAGGGAAAGAGGTGTTGTATCATTTGTTGCATCAATGTTGCATCACCAAAAATGATACAACACCTAAGATTACTTTTTACACCACCGTGTTGCATCACTCAAAAAATGATGCAACATTTGATACAACATCTAAAAATGTATATTTATTCAATATTTCTTATATTAAATCCTCTAAACTTTCATCTCTTACATACGCTATCTGTACACCATAATCTTTTCCGAATCGAATTTTCCCACTTTTATTACCATCATATACAGACCAATTGTCTAATTGTCTTAAGATGTTTGAAATCTTTCTAATTTCCATAGATCCTCTACTATCTCCCTTATCTTTACCAAAACATTCAACAAACACTTCAAGCGCACAGACCTTATTTCTTTCAACGTAATCTACATTTCCTGTTGGTAACATATCAACATCACCTTGATAAAATCGTCTTCTTTCAAAGATGCTCAAGTCTTCCCAATTGCTTGGGATTGGCGTGTTAAGATATTCATCAATAATACCTGTATATGGAGATTCCTCAGTATGTTTACTTTGGATTGAACGCATTTCTTCTTCTAGTTCAGGGTTAAGGAACAACTCTTCTCCTTGTTCATAATAGTATTTAGCTTCTGCCCAGATTTGGTCGATCTCTTCTTTGGTTAGTTTAGACCAGTTCACTTCAACTCTCTCTGGATTTACAGTCATTTAAATCTTCTTTAGTTCTAACTGTTTGTGCTAGCTTCTGCATAAAGTCAGACCAAGCCATATTGTGATTAGTCCAATGTGTGGATAGGCGACTAGCAGCATAAGAATATGAGACATCACGATCATATTTAATTGTTTCTATTTGAGTGACTTTGTCTAACATGTTCGGCTCCTTTCATTATTTTAGATAGAGCAGAGAAGCCAACGCCTCTCTTTAGCTTTTGAATCTTTTTCTAATTCGTTCAACTTCATTTTCATAATCTTCTAAACCTTCAACACCATTATTTTTTACTAACTGCTTGAAAAGATAAGCATTCATATACTCCAATGCTTCTATGGTTTTCATCTTATGAGAAATGCTACTTAACAAGATCAATAAAAATATAGATAAAACAATTGAAATGACAATCCACATATTTACAACACCTCCAGTGCTATTGCTAAACACATTAATATAATTAATTCAAAAATGATAATATCTATTACCATGAAACTTCAGCTCTGATTTTTTCAAAGTCACTCGGCGCCTCTACATCATCATTAGCCGTCATCATAATATATACTTGTTCAGTTACATACTTACCTAGCTCATACATTGCTAGTAAGAATAATAGTCTTAGTATTTGTTTAATCATTGTTTATCTACCTTCTTTGCTTCGTATAAGACCGGATATAAATTTAAAAAGTGTATTCTATATCCAATCGTCTTAACTTCTACTTTGTCGCCTACTTTTAACCTAGCTTGTATGTCTGCGCTATCAAATTTCTTTTTGAATAATAAGTCGGAGTTTTCAATGACTTGTTTGTTGTCTAATACAATATAGAACTTGTCTTCTTTATCTTGTCTCTTGTTATATTTATCTGTAATTGTCCCTTGATGTACTTCTTTGTTTTGGTAACTAGCCACTGTATAGATAGGCGATATGACAACAAGCATCAGTGCGATTACGCCGAATAATCGCAGTATTCCAGCAATAAAGATATCGAACCAATCCATATTTTTAAGTTTTTTAATCATTTCCCACACTCCCTTATATTTTCAAACAACTGACCCACTTTAATAACTGCATCCCTTTTAACTTGTTTCTCGTACTTCTCTTTCGCTTCTTCTTTACTCTCTGCCTCAACAACTGTAAACCTTTGATTACTCTTAGCTTTAGTTATGTGTGTATGTTTACGTCCTGTTGAATCTTTGAATGTTGTGACTAAGTATTGTGTCACTTCCCCAAAACCTCCTTGACTCGATCTAAGATGTCTTTACACGTATCCTTTTCCTGCGTCTGCTGTTCCATCTTGTCTTTCATGATTCCTTTTCATTTTCTTTTTGTATGCGTCAATGAGTTGGTCGATAGAATAGTAAGTATTGGCGTACAAAAACGGCATTATTAAAACTTGTACAATGCTATTATCAATACCTTTTACAAATTGTTCTGTTAGCGTATGCATTACATGAACAAAATAAACTGAATGTAGTTTAGGTAAAGTAACTTCATTTTCAATCAAATCAACCATAACCTCAGTAGTTTCTTCCAAATCTTCTTCATCAACAATAGTCAGAGTTAATTGCAAACTGAAAGCTAAGTAATCAGCAATCTCATCTAATTGTGTATCTAGTGGCTTACCTGGTTGTTTCTTCCAATTTTTAAAAAACTCAAGTGTGTTAATCCACTCTACAAATTCAATAATCATACTAGCTACTGTGTCATTTAAATTTCTAGTTGGTATTCTATCGTCGAACTCCTTTTGTATTTGTAATAACTCTTGTAACTGATCAATTGTTAATGTGTTAGTCATTTTCCTGTTCCTCCTCATATTTATAGACAACTTGACCCGTCATAATCCCTACTGCTTCATCAAGATAAATATCTTCTTTGAGTGCATCTTGCATAGCATTAGGTAAACCCTCAAGTATTTCATCAAACGCTTGTGCTTTCTTATACACGTCCTCAATCTCTTTTAGTAATCCCTCTGTGTCATTGCCGTTATACGCACTAGCACTTATAACGGACTGTTCTATTTGTTCACGGTTATTCATTAGTGTCATCCTCCATTTGTCCTAAAAATTCGTAGAACTCATTTGTTCCGTCTAATTTGTCCATTCGGTACAATATAGCACTTGCGTTGATTTTAGCTCCCATGTTTATAGCTACTGCCTTGTTCGCTCTACTCTCAATCTGTAGTTCGTTAAGTCTAAAACGGTAAAATTCGTATCTTCCAAGCAATTCATTTTTGACTGTGCGCCACATGTTCTCCAGCTCTTCGTTACGCTCTCGTAACTTCGCTATATCCTCGATAAGCTCATCTCGTTGCTTCTTGTACTCATCACGTTCTTTTAATGCTTTGTGAAGTTTATCTAATAACTTGTTAGAGTTAGTACAAAGATTTTTATATTGTTCATCTGATAAGGTGAACGTCATCTCATAACCTCCAATAGCATCTCATTTTCAAAAATATTTCCAACAATTTCAATAATATCGTCATTTTCACTTAGTAATTCAGTTACATTGCTAAAAGTTATATAAAAGGCTCCTTCTTTAAACTCGATAAAACTTACTTCTCTCGAATAACAATCTTGAACAATATCCCCTTCATAAATCTCCACACCGTGCACATCTTTAAATCCTGTGTATTGTAATAGTTTTACTTCATTGAAACTTTTATAACCTGTTGAAATCAAAATGTACCCACTATTAAAATCGATTTCGTCAATAATACTCATAACTTTTTTATCTTTATCCCAAGCTTTAAATTTCAACATCATACTAGCAACTCCCCATCTTTCCAGATTAACGTCATAGTTAGGTCATCGTTTAAGATGTAGAATGCTTTGGTAGGCACACATCTGCCATATAAACATTCTTTTATACTAGTGTTCTCATATAGTGTAGAGTTATAGTCTCCTTCTTGAATCTCGAATAATTCAATCAACCTATCAACCTTAGTCTCTTCCGTTACTTCTTTTTCAATATCAACTATGAAGGGGATATCAATTGGAATAAAACTTGACGTCGAACACTTATTTGTATTTGGATGAAAACGAACGAATCCATCACTAAATCCTGTTGAAAAAAATATTTTTCCTTGTGATAGACCCGGATTTTCTCGCGCCCATTTAATTAATTCATCTAATCTCATTTCTTTTTTAACTTTGATTTTCATTGTTATATCTCCTCTTGAACAGTAAATTTATCGTTAATTGATACGTATCCAGTCACATTACATAAGATGCTATCAACATCAAAAGTCACACAACAGTTGCGTTCAACATCATTTGAATAGAATCTTTTATTACCTGATAACTTGGGGTTATCCCAAGTCCATTGGATAAGTTCAGGTAAATTCATTTCTTTTTCAATTTTGATTTTCATTGTTTCCGCCCTTTTAAAATAAAGTTAGTTGCTTCTGTTCCTCGTATTCCAAACCCTGTTGCTTTATATATGTTTCAAGCTCTTCCGCTGTATCAAATGTCTTTTTCACGCCTTGCCAACCTGGCACGATATGCCCATGAAAGTAATAAGTGCCGTTCACTACATGGATATGTGCCACTCGTTCGTTATCCTGATACAGATATCTCTTAGATCCGAAAAATTGGTTTAAGTATTCTTTACATGCGCTATCGGTTTTAGGCATTTATGCTTCCTGCCATTTCTTAAACATTTGGTTATAAGTATTATCAAACCAGTACGGATCACGTGAATGTTTCTGAGGTACATTAAACAAATGTGGCTTCTTTCTTCTTAGCTCAGCTTCTTTACGTCGTTGCCTAGCCATTTCACGCTCTCGCTCCAAAGCTTTTGTTATTTGTATTTCTCTATAGTCGTTTAGCTTCATGCCGAAAGGTGCATCAATTGCTTCCGACATCTCCCAACCCTTCGCAACTCTGTTTCTAACTATTTCGGGCGTGAGTCCTTTCTTTTTCATCTGCTCATTTTCATATTCAGTGTATTTAGAAGGGGGTTTTTCTTGTGGTGGCGCAATAAGCGCATCGCCCGTTAGCCCTTTTGCTATCCTGTAATTAATTAGTCCTTTGCTTAGGTTGTACTTTTTAACTATTTCGCTAACAGTCATCATTTTGCCGTCAACCTTTACTTTCTTAGGCTTTACTACATTTTGTATTAAATCTTTCCCCCTCGCCCCTCTGTCGTACCTAGTAATCAATGTCGATACTTTGATGTCGTATTTATCCGATACATCAATAAGCGTCATCAATTTACCGTCTATTCTCACTTTCGTTTTTATGCCCGCCATTTATTCCACCTCTACATTTACATTTCTAATTTTTAGATTGTCATACTCTAGTATTTCGTCAGGATTGTTATATAAGTAATCTGCCAGCGCTTCTTTTTCTTTATCCACATCATCAAAATGCTGATATTCAACTTCTGTAGGTATCCTTATATCAATCGTTGCATTTATATATGCTTGTTGTTGCATTAGATCACTTCATTTCTCTTTTGCGTTCTCGTCTTGCTTTAATTAATTCCTCGTACGTAATCCATGTTTTGCCTGTGTATTTAGGCGCTTTACATATCCACGTTAAATTCACATCTCTATACTGATATCTGAATATCTTCGCTTTGATGTTGGCAACTTCAGTCGCCTTACCTTTAACGTCTATAACTTCAACCAGTTTCCCTTCCTTCCACAAAGAGAAATCGGCTATATACGTAATCGGTCTTTGCTTCCCAAATTTAGGTTGTAGTTCGAATTTCGGTTGTATTTCGATATGATCATAATTAGTTCCATTCATATTACTTTCTAAATATTGGTAATATTCACATTCTACTTTGCTATCAAATACAATTCCTTTGTACTCAACTTTCTTAGCGTTGTATTTACTCATTGTGCCACCTCTAAATATCAAATATCGTTGCTTGTAATCCTAGCTCTTGTTCATATAGAAGCCCGTGAGCGCCTTTGAATCGTTTTAGGTCACTTTCAGTCATGATTTTCTTTTCGTCGCTGAAATGGGCTCCTGTGAGCGAATAAACTTCATTTACGTTGTCTTTATACTTGATGACCTTAATATCTTCTGTGCCATCTTCTCGGTATAAGTAATATTTTTCTTTCGGCATTTTTAACACTCCTTAATATTCGACGATAGCGGGGCGTGTGTGACGCTCTGCAAGTTTTTGGATAAATAGGTCATATAACTTATTTTCGTCTCCCTGTGCCTCGTCTATGAGTTTCTGAGCGTACATATCTGAACACTCAAGTTTAGTTTTTAAAAATTCTTTGGTTACCATGCGTCTCGCTCCCTGAAATCGTCTCCGATTACTCTTACTTTTCTTGCGTTGTGTTTCATTCTCGAATTGATACGTTGCCAGTTCATATTTTGATTTAGTTCTTTATCACTAAAGTTTGTTGTAAAGATATTGTTTTTACCTACTCTGTTATCAACAATGCTAAAAAGTTTATTTAAAGTGTGTTCTGTGTTCTCTACACCCATATCATCTAGTACAAGTAAATCAATATCACTTAGCAATCTGACTAGCTCGTCTGTAGTTTCTTCTGCGTTTTTGTTGTATGTCGCTTTGATACGATCCATCAACATTGGTATATGCATAAAAGCAACTGTATGACCTTTAGCTTTGACTGCTTTTGCGATAGAGTATGCTAGGTGGCTTTTACCAGTTCCGTATGAACCTTGTAATATTAATGATTTCGGTTCTTTTGTAGAGAAACCTTGTACATACTCTATTGCTGTTTGCTTAGCTTGTACTTGTTTTTCATTTTGTGGCTTATAGTTGTTAACCGTTGCATCTCTTAAAGACGGATTAACGTTTGATTGATTGAATATGTTGTTTATCTTCCGTTGCTTGTTTCGCTTATATTCCTCATAGATTTCACATTTGCAACCGTCTTTATACTCGTAACCATTCGGGTGTTTTTTAGTAGGAGCGAACTTATATAAGTCGTATTCACTTCCACATCTCTCACATTTCAATCCCTTTTCGACATGAGTAGGTTGATATTTTTTCAAGCTTTCATTTATCTTTTCACTGAATAGTAGTTTCATAATATCCCCTTAATCCCAATAACTTTCGTCGTACTTCATACGTTCCAATTGATCTATGCCAGTTTCTTTAATCTCTTCGCTATAATCATTCATATAGCTTTCGTTAGTTAAGAACGTTTTAGGGTACTTTTGATATTGTTTGTCTGTAATAGTTTTTAAATACTCTCGAGTACCTTGCATGATTTGTTCAAAAGAATGTTTCTTTAAGCATGATTTGAATTTAGTGAAAGATATCTTCTTATCTTTCTTCTTGTCGTAAAGTTTCCACCATTCTTCAAATTGCTCATGCGTAACGTCAGTTGCGCTATTATTATTAATACTTGTATTATTTAATCTTGTAATATTAATACTTGTATTATTGTCTTTGACATTTGCGTCAATAGGGGTATTGACAGAATTATCAATAGGGGTATTGATTTTTGCGTCAATAGGTATTGACGATTGCGTCAAGGGGTACATCTTTCTTTGCTTAACTTCATTACCATCTTTGATAATTTCAATTTTTAAATAACCGAATTTATTAAGGTTTGAAATTCTGCGAGATATAGTTTCTTTAACAACACTGTATAAAGTTGCAAAGTAACCATTACTTGCTGTGCAGTATCCGTACTTGTTACTTAAAGACGTTATTTCCGCAAAAAGTAGTTTTTCACTGTCAGTAAGTCGGTTATCGTATCTGACATTTGCTGTTATTATTGAGTAGTAACTTGGTTGATCAGTCATTTTTTTCTCCTTTCAACATTTTATTGAGCCTTTCATCAACTTTTATCCACGAGTCATGCAAGTGATATTTATCATCAAACGACTTAACGCCAATCGCATGTTGCTCGTTATGATGTTCGCGACATAGCGCTAATACATGTTTGTCGTAGTGATTCATTTTGTTTCTGTTCATGCCTCTGCCGACTGCTTCATAATGCGCTAGGTCAGCGTGAGGCTTTCTGCATATTACACAGTTGCGGTTAACAGTTGACCAGTATAAGAATGATTTATCTTGTTTCAGCAAGTCGCTTGTTTTATAACTAAGCGGTATGTCGTTGTGAAATATCCAATCGAGTGTTACCTCGATAATTTGATTCGCTTGCATCCGTGTACAGTCACTTAACGAAATACTCTTGTCATAGTCATACAGAACCGTTACATATTCTTGGAACAAATACCTCATATAGTCACGTGGTTGGCCTGTGTGGCTCTCTATGTCGTTACAGAGCGCAAATATTTTTCTTCGTTGCTTGTCTGTTATTTTGAATGGGTCTTCGATTCGCAAATCACATTCGACTTCGTAGCCGTTATCAAGTAATAATGTTTCTTTGTCTCCTAGCTCGGCACCCTCGATAACGACTGTTGTTGTGCCGTCATCTTGAGTGATATAGTTTTTGATTTGAGCCATTTAATCACGTCCTAGAAAGGTAAATCATCGTCAGAGATTTCTATAGGACCATTAGCATTAGCAAATGGATTATTTGATTGCTGTCTATTCTGTGGTGCGTTATATGAATTATGCTGTTGTTGGTTGTTAGATTGACCGTTGTTTTTACGTTCAACGAAAGTTATATTGTTGACTGCGATGTCTGTAGTAAACACTTTCTGTCCTTGATTATTTTCATAACTACCGGTTTGTATTGAACCAGTAACGCCAATTTTATTACCTTTATTAAAGTTATTAGCGATGATTTCAGCAGTCTTACCAAATGCAACACAACGAATGAAGTCTGTTTCATATTCGTTAGTTTGTTTGTTTTTGAATGGTCTCTGTACTGCGATTGCAAAGTTAACTACGTTGTTGTTTTGACCTTTTAACTCTGGATCTGCCACTAGGTTCCCAATTAAATTTACTGTATTCATTGTTCAATTCCTCCAAGCCATTTTTTTATCTGTTGTCTGGTTACATTGATTTGGTTTTTATTCAGTGCTTCGACGTTCATTTTTTCTAATTTGTTAATTTGTTCCTGGTATTTTTCCGCGAATCCACTTTCTTTAGCTATGGCTATAAAATCATTAACTTCTTTAGTTAGTATGTCTTTAAATTCTTGACTTACTGTTGAATATTTATCTTGTTTTTGTTTTGCGTCTGCGTCATCTTCATCAGTTGGAATGTTAAAGAACTTCATTAAGAAATAGCGTTCAGCATAAGTTAACGCTGTGCCATGTGCTTGTGAAATATCATTTTGTTGACCGTAAGCGTGATAACTTACTTCATACTGTTCTTCTGGTTTATCAGCATTAATCCATGTATAATTCAAATCCATTTCAACTATGAATTCTGTCACTTCTTGACCTTTTTTGTTTTTAAAAGTATGTGTCGTCCAATTTTCATTTGACGTATTGGGGACTAACAATAAATTATGTTCAATCATCTTTTCTCTTATTCTGTGTAATATTTGAGATCCTGAAACATACGAGAAGTTATAACCCTTAGTATCTTTTGTGAAGCCCGCAATATTCGCTTTAACATCTGCTATTTTTTGGTACAAATTAAGTTGTTCGGCCATCTATTCTCCCACCTTTACCGTGTATGACGTTGGTTTCTCAACAATGCTAGCACCCTCTAAAACTTCGCCGTTTGCGTCAATTAAAGTGCCGTTTTCAGTTACATTGAAATCTTTCTTAATCTCTGATTGACTAAGTTTTTTTGTCAATTTTACATAGTCATTCAGTCCACGTTGTTCAAGCTGTTCAATAACTTTGTTTTCGTTACTAACTTGTATCACTTTTGCCCCTTTTCGAGAGGTTACTTTGCCGTATGGCGTATTTAACTTAAATTTTTTATCTTTCTCTTTTTCAATTCTGAAATACTCAATCACAAGACTTTGAAGGTATTCCTTATTACTTTGTAATTTCTCAATTTCTTTATCGCGCCATAAATTTATACGTTCGATTTCACTGCTTGCCAGTTCATTAATTTCATTCTTTTTTGTTGTAATTGCGTCTAACTTTTTAAAAACCCAGTTAGCGCTATTTAAATCTGTGACTTGAAACCGGTCATCTTGTTCAAATGTTTCTAGTTCTCGTGCTTGTAATTCATT